GAATCTAATGGGATATGTTGAGCATCCAGTCCTCCTAAAGGACTATTCCATTGAAACTGAAAAGATGCTGTCTCCTGATTATTACATTCTTTATATCTCTCCGTCTCTTTCTTCATATCATATGGGATTACCACCCAAATAGCAAACGAAAAAATACCAGAATGAATATGTAAAGGATTAAAATCATGTTTCTTTTGATAGTTGACCCATAATTTTTTCAATTCAAAGTCTACCTTCTCAGGATCATGAAGTTCTTCTCCAAAACCCATACTGAGTGTAGTTCCAAACTCTTTAATGTAATTCCAACTTAAATCTTTTGTGAACTCTTTGGTATGTTCCCTTATAGGAAGATGCCAAGATTGTTCAAGATGCCCACCTAAAGTATTGCGAGCATCACCACCTTTTTCATTTATACAAGTTTCTAACTCAGCACGAACTGCATCGGGAACTTCAGCGAAGATCCAACCAGGTGACCTAATCCACTCTGGTCGCCAACGATAGTTATCATTCATTAACTGATTTCTTTTTACCTATGTTATACTTAGACTCAAGTGTCCAGTCATGCTTTTCTTTATATGCTATGACCTTGATCTGACTCAGAGGTGCTGCATCTTTAACTTCATCTACTTTAACGATCTCTACAAGACCCCAATCAGATAAAAGTTTAATAATTCTATTTCTTCTTTGTACATCATTCTCAGATAAATTTGCTCTCTTACCATCAAGTGCAAATAACTCTTTGAAATGTACTATGTAATACTGCCCTTTCTTATGCAGTATGTGACATGATTGATATAACTTCTTTTCTTTTCTGGATGCTACCCCAATCCTAGTGAGAGTTTCTCTTACCTTTAAGAAATCGTCAGGTTCCTTTAAAGATATCTCCACCATATCATCCTTAGTCCACGGTACTTCAGTAATCATTTCTTACCCCCTTTGTTCAGTTTGTCTTTAATGTAATCAATTTGGTTTGGGGATAGGATCCTAAGTGCTTGTATTGCTTTATCTGTACTATATCCATAGTACCTTTTCACAAGGTCGAGATCATCTATCTTCTTTTTTTTACCCCAAGGAGAAAATCTCCTTTTCGGTCTAACAATATGTATATAAAAATCATATTGCATTTTTGAATCTAGAAATGAATACTGATTCATCTCATTGGCATACATCACAGTATCCATATGATGTGACATACACTTGTTTATTATGTACGCAGGATACTTTGACTTCCATGCAGGATCACTATCTTCATCCATAAGATTATTCTTATTAAGATTGATAGAGTTTAGATAATCCTTTAGTGGATAGCGTTCATCGTATGCCATAATTAGTTAATACAAGTTCCTTACGTTGTTGTTGATCTGTCATATAATCACCTACTGATCTCATTGTGTATGTGTGGTCATACTCATGTGCATTCCACCCATGAAATCTATCTTTAATTAAGTTAGAAGAATTGTAAGATACCATCTGATCTCCTATACATGTATTACATGCATGGGCAAACTCATCATGATCAAATCCTTTGTGCATACTACCTGACTTACCATACAACTTTGATTTGATTTCATATGGAGGATCTAAGTATGTAAATACCTCTTTACTGTTTGGCATCATATGAACATAACTGAGATGTGTGATAGACCATTTCTGAATCACTTGTTCATAGAACCTAAGTTTTTCTATACCTCTCATTGAGAAGTTTGAATCTGATGCTTGAGGAGAAAATGATGAAGACTCAGATAGACCACTGAAACTACATTTGTTAATTATATAAAATGAAACAGCAATATGAAAATCTTCTTTTTTACCTTGAGCAAGATAGTCTTTTGCATCATTGAATAAACCTCTTGCTGAGGCAGGGTCTGGATGTCTTGTCTTTAATTGTACAAGTTCATTATATAATTCTATTCCCTCTGTCTGTAAGACCTTCCAGAATGTTGCTAGAGGTGTATACAAATCATTTACCCATATATCCAAGTGAGGATACATCTGTGACACATACAGAGCAACGCTACCACCACCTAAGAATGGTTCACGAAACTCTTTGTAGTTATTAAAGTCAGGAAAGTATGGTGCCATCTTTTTAACAGCACGAGACTTACCGCCAGGATATCTTAGTGGAGTTTTAAGATACATCGAAATTACACTCCACCATGATTTGAGTTAAACATGCCAATAGGTTAATCTCTTGATCGACAACAAATGCTGCCTTGTATTGATAGTCTGCAATAATTAGAATTGCTGCAGGAATGCTAGGAGGTGTCATGATAGAAGCAAGACTATCATATAATGTTCTCATAATAGATTGAGGATCACTATCTATATTTTGTGTGACCCACTTCTTGACATCATTAAACTTCTTTGCTTTCAATGCTGAAACTAAACTATCAATCTTAGCATCCCCCAAAGTAGCAAGGATACCAGTATCAATACTTCCAGTAGATGCATACCTTTGTAATTCATTTAAAGTACGTCTAAAGTCTGGAAAATATTTGTTGACAACTTCAGCAAGAACTTTCTCTGAAAAAGTGACATCTTCAGCAGTAAGGATACCTTTACATCTTGCAAAGAATGATGCTGCAAGTTGTTGTTTTATTTTACCACGAACATTGAAATCTATTACAGTTGTTCTACTGTGTAGAGGTTCAATAATCTTGTTCTTGAAGTTGCAAGTAAATATAAATCTACAATTTTTCTGGAACTCTTCTATCGATGCACGAAGTAAGAGTTGTACATCTGGTGTAGTGTTGTCTGCTTCATCGATGATAAGGACTTTGTGCTTTGCTCCTGCTGTAAGTGATACAGTTGCAGCAAAGTTTTTTGCTTGGTTTCTGACCGTATCGAGGAATCTTCCCTCGTCTGATCCATTGATGACATAGAAGTCTGCTCCTAGTTCATTACATAATGCTTTTGCAATAGTTGTTTTACCGACACCTGCTGTGCCTGATAAAAGTAAGTTGGGAATCTCACCCTGTTCTACGAAACTTTTGAACGTAGATTTCACAGATGGTGGTAAAATACAGTGCTCGATATTCTTCGGTCTGTATTTTTCCACCCATAAAAAATCACTCATAATTTAGGATACCCAATCGGGTTTGCGAGATGGGTCACGAAGGTAATTAGTTGCAACCCAAGGTTTAGATGCAATGTATCTTTTGTACTTAGTAAAGATGTCAATAGTCTGATCATGTTTGAATTGATCAGGACCTGCGAATGCAAATGTTGTAGGTTTGTATGGGTACTCAGCAGAAGGTATTAGTTCTGTTGCTTCCATCAATGTTGATTCACAACTATGTGTCTTGTTATAACGATGTGTATATTCTACACACATTGCAAGACCATGTGCAAGCAACCACCATGCATTTGCAGTAGATTCATTTGCCCATATGGTGCAAGGATGATTACGAAATGCACCTTTCTCTGTCTTGTATGGTTGACCATCGAGACGATGTAGGTCACCATACCCATGACCCCACTTCTCAGAACAAACAATAGATAACATCTGACATGTTTCTAATGGCATCTTTACTATGTGTTTGTCTGGTAATCGTTGAGCAGATAATGTTGGGGATGGATCTGTAACGAATATGTTCATGAATTTGGTTCTAGTGCTATAAAATATTTTATCCCATCACCTTTAAATGATGCAACATTATGTTTACTAACTGAAACCTGATAAGTACCTGGTAATAATTTTAGGTTCTCAACTTTAAAACAATAACAGAATTCTTCTGTAGACTCTCCAACTTCTACACTATAACTATTTGAACTGTCATTCTTTTTATCTGTGACAGACAACTGCATTACACCGTCAGTAGAGAACAAACATAAATCAGGTAATTGATATACACTTGCTGCACGTTGTAATTGATTCAGTACACCTGCTTCAAGATTAAACTTGACATCTACTGAAGGTAATTCAATTTCTTTCTCAGGAGGTTGAGTAATAATATCAGGGTCAGCATAAAAAAATCTTGTCTTTGTGCGACCATGTGTATCACTTACTGTCAGATAATTTTCTGCTGTTGTATCGATCTTAGGTTGGTCAAACAGAGATAGACCTCCAAGGAATACACCCAAGTCGTAGATAGAGATTTGCGAATCAAACTGTTCTTCGACATCAGCGATAGCAAGTATGTTCTTGTTAATACTGAGCGTTGCAATTTGATTGCCTGGTTTAATAACAATAGATTTGTTGATGGAACAAAAGTTCTTAAGTACTTCAATTGTGGGTTTGGTAATTACCGTCATGTTTATCATTAAAATGTAATAGTAGCATTCCGTAATGGATTATCTTCATGATGTCCTTACGTGCTGTACCTTTTTTGTCATAGCGAGAGGCATACTTTAGGATATTACTCCTACAGAATGCCTCAGCGTCTCCGACAGATTCAATAAGATCTAGTGTTTGAACACTACCTACAGAGTAATGTGCTCCGTAGGTTTTGTCAACATATTCAGAAATCTCTTTTAAGATTTCATCTTCACTGAATTTTCTCATACAGTTATTCTACCTCAGAGGTCTCCTCTTTGTCAAGTATTTCCTCACCTGCATCAACTTTTGTGTACAAATCAAGGAATGAGTTCTTAGTATCATCATCGAAACGTGCTACACAATTCTTGATAGCAGTTAACTTATCTCCAAAGATAGAGTGTGCTTGAGTGATGTGTACAAGTCTACGAGTTGTAATAACCTCATCTACACCACCATCGAAGAATGTCTTACGAATAACACCTGCCCACTTGACTAGGTTGTCTGCAAAATCTTTATCACAACCATTGTTGATTAAGATTCTTGTTTCTGTTGAGGCAGAGGGGTAGTCTTGCTCGAAGGTGACAGGGAATCGCTCAAGGAATGCTTCGTTGAGCACGTTAGTTCCAATAAATCTTCCGTCGTCTGAACCTTTACCCTTAGTATTTGCGGTTGCGATGACGTTGAATCCTGCGGTGGGTCTAACATATCTGCCAATCTTTTTAAGGAAAACACCATTTCCCTCAAGGATGCTCTGAAGGCAGAGGATTTTGTTAGAGGCAAGGTCGATTTCGTCAAGGAGCAAGATTGCACCTCGTTCAAGGGCTTCGATAACAGGACCGTTGTGCCAAACGGTGTCGCCATTAACAAGACGGAAACCGCCAAGAAGATCATCTTCATCTGTTTCAATAGTAATGTTTACTCTGATAAGTTCTCTGTTGAGCATCGCACATGCTTGCTCTACTGATAAGGTCTTACCATTACCTGATAGTCCTGTGATAAATGCAGGATAGAACATCTTGGATTGTATAATCTTCTTGAGTGGACTATAGTTTCCAAATGGTACAAACTCAGCATTCTTAGAAGGAATGTATGATCTTGTCTCTGGTGCAGGTTTTGTTGCTGCAGGTGCTTCATATGCTTTGAGTATCTCATTAGCAGTTAAGCACCACTTACCACGACCTACCTTCTGAAGGCGAGAGATTTTGTTCATGCGTTTTGTGACACTCTGAACTTTTACACCAAGGTGTGCTGCAGCAGACTTAACGTTCTCTGCAGATATGTCTGAACCGAACTGCTTGAAGTATGTGAGTAGTTCGTCTTCTGTGAATTTTGCTTGGAATGGCATGGTTTTCTTTGTTGTCTATACACATAGTATAGCATGCATTGTATAAGAAATGAAGCCTTGAGTGGACACCTATTTTATTGTCACAAGATAACAAAGGGTTTTGGTTTATCAAATAATACATTATCTATATAATGTTTTGCCCAAGTTGGGTCAAACCATGAACCCAGTACTGCTTCAGTTTTTTTATTTTGTTTTTGTTGCTGACAATAATATACCTGATCTTGATATCTATCATAGGTAGCATCTATATCCATACACTTCTCTGCCTTACTTACTGCATTTACATATACTTGAAGATACTCTTCCAATAATTGCACATACATTATCTGTTCAGTTTGCTTATGCAATCTCATAAACTTACAATGAGGAGAAAATATATCTGCCCACTCAGGTAGTTTACGGAAATCAAAATCCATATATCTTTCACTTATTGGTTTTATATCTTTATAGAACTCTCCCCTAACTCCTTTTACAGGAGATATATCTACGATAGCAGCAGTGACTATACGATTGTTTGCTATTATATCACATCCAAAGATAGGTAATTTATATCTGGGTTCTGGAAATAATACACAGTGAAGTACATCTAAGTATTTTGTTTTACAAGTTTCTAAATGTATCTTTCTAAGACCAGTGCATGTCCACATTTCATTATTAATGACGATATCATCCTTAACAATACTTCGGTAAGGATCTTCTGGTAAGTGTTTTACATCAGGGAGACCACTCGTTATCTTACGAATGGTCTGTGCAACGTCATCAACAATCATGCTATCTGTGCAATGAATCTATTTAGAATGGTTTTGTTCTGCATCTTTGAACTCATGTGCTTTTTGAATGCTCTGTTCAACTCTGCTCTGGTTGCTTCAACACCTTTCTGTTTGATTTCTAGTTCCTCAGAATCTGAACCATTGTTTCTATCAGGCATAAAGAATGCTTCATTGAAACCTGCATCATCTACGATAGAGATAAACTTCTCTTTCTTCCATAACTTATCATACTTTTGAATGTCATCAAAGTTATCAGTAATGTTTCTGATTACTCTGTTTACTTCAGACTTAGAGCATAAACGAATACCTATCCAGTTGTAGTCTGTGATTGATCTCATGTATGATACGATCTCTTTAGTGGTTAGGTAAGGACTACCATTAAGACGTTTCTGATAACCAGTTGCCTTATCACGAAGAACGAATACATGAGAACTACTGCAAACGTTTCTTGAACGTAGTCTATCATCATCTTCATCCCAAGATTGTCTAGTAGTATAGTTCATTGGATTTGCTTCACCATCAGTTAAGCATACAACATTTACTTTCTGAACTTTCTCTTGTGCTTTCATTTGTGCAACGATTGTTTTTGCACAGTAGATTGCTTCTGCTAGAGGAGTACCACCAAGACCATACTTTTCACATCCTTTGATGTTGTAGTTGTTCATTGAAAATACTTGCATATAAAGTGCTTTCATAGAACTCTCTAGTGATCTATTGTTCTGTCTTGATGAAAGGAACTCAAGTAATCTGAAATCGTCACCAACTGCAAGTTGATGTTCTTGATGCTCAAAACCCTCATGTAAGTATGAACCAAATCTATAAGAAGAATGATATCCACTCTGGAAACCATAGACTCTGAAAGGAATGTTTGCTTTCTTACAGAACCATACTAGGTTGTATGTTTGCTTAAGTGTATCAAGTAAGCACTGACTCATAGAACCAGACCAATCAAGGAACATAACAAGACCATGATTCTTACCATCAGGTATTACTGTAATCTTCTTGAAGATATCCTCTGTCAACTTGTACTTGTATAGAGATTGAGTATTGATAACACCAGTTTTAGATGTTGCCTGTCTCTTGTACTGGTCAGCAGACTTCTTCATTTCAAATTGCTTAAGAAGATAGTTTACTGTCTTACCAGTTGACTTCTTGAATTTTAAGTAGTGGTCTTTAGAAAAATCAATTGCTGCTTTTTGCTCTTTGATTTGATGTTGTCTCCAATCACTATTTTCTGTTGGGTCTAAGTCTTTGTTGTACTCATCATCAAAATGTTGTATTAGATCTTCTTGAATTTTTTTGTGTCCAATAATAACTTTGTTAATATCTTTGATCTTAGGTAGTGAAAGATAAACCCACTCTCTTGAATCTTCATCAACAAGAGACTCAATAGATTCTGCTAGTGCTTCCTCTGTGACACACTCTGTTTCTTTTACTGTTGTAAAATCTGTTCCTAGAGTAGTGCCACCACCTATTTGCTCACCTGTAGTTTGTGTATCATAGTCTAGTCCCTCGTCTTCATAGTCATCATCAAAGTCTATCTCATCCTCTCTTCGATCTGGACTACCTTGAGAGTCACCATCTTCTCCCTGTCCTTTAGGTGCAGGTTGCTTTTCACCTAACTCATACTCACCATCACCATCTTTCTCTCCGTTGAATGGTATCTCTGGAAGTTCTGTCTCATCTACTTTCTCTTGATCTTTCTGCTCTGCACGATCCATCATATCACGTGCTAGGTCTAGTACATCTTGAAAAGTTTTTGTAGTTGCTGCACGATCTACCCATACCTGCTCTTCTGAATCAAAGTCTAGTGATGAATTACCTTTGAAGAATAAATTCATACGATCAATCAAAGATAGTTGCTCTATATCGTCATCTGATACACCGAAGAACCCATCATTCCATAACTCTTGATAACCTTTGAAGAATGTATTACGAAGACCAGGATACTTGACTTTCATCATACGTTCGATACGTGCATCCTCAAGAACATTTACGAATGATCTATCTGCACCATTTAGTTTGTCTGCAGGTGTGAATAATGCATGACCAACCTCATGTCCTACAAGTAAATCGTATACTGTATTAGAAGCAGACTTCCAGATAGGAAGACATAAGATACGTTTCTCTACATCAAAGTATGCTGTAGTGACTTTACGATGTTCGATTGTAAGGTTCTCTGTTGCAAGTAGTTTTGCAAGTTGTCCTTTTACTTCTTGGTTGATTAGCATGGGTGTCTCGTCTATACCCATATTATAGTACCTTTAGATGTGTTTGCAAACAAAAAGTGGACACCTTATAAATCGTCCACCAATTTAGAGAAGTCGTTGATCTTTTCAAATCTTAATGTCCTATGAAATTTTTCAATAAGAATGTCACCTTTGTGTGATATAACAAAGATGTTCGTATTGTTTCCTAACGTTCCTAGTATAGAAAGCAATGCGTTTGTACTATCAGCATCAAGAGAACTATCAAATACCTCATCAAGAATCAACAGATTAGTTGCTGCTGAGTTCTTCATACGTGCTACCTCTCTCCATGTAAAGAGAAGTGCTAAGTCAATCTTTTGTTTTTCACCCTCTGAGAATGATGCATAACAAAAATCATCTCTAAAACGACTCTTGATCTCTTCATTAAACTCCTCATCAAGAGTAAAGTTAACAAAGAAATCCATACTGTGCAGATATTTATTGATAAGTTGATTAAAGATTGGTACATATTTCTTGATTATACGACTCTTGATGCCACTATCTTGTAGTAAACTTCTTACTGTATGATATTCATCTATCTTCTGTGCTACCTTACCACAATCAATCTTAGTATCTTCAAAATCATCTACCAATGTTTTTAAAACATGTTCTTCTTTCTCAATCTTAGGTGCTGCAACTAGATTACTAAGTTCTTTTTCTATTGATAGATTCTCAGAATCTAATCTTATAAGATCTCTATCGAATGTAGATATCTCAGTGCGTAATTCATGAGCTTTCATTGATAACATATTGGCTTCATCTAAGATAGAAACTACATCTTCAATAGCTTTTTGTTCTTTCTTTAGCTTCTTTGCATAATCAACCCCACTGGTAGTCAGTGACTCTATCTTTCCCTCTTTAAATTCTGTACTTATTGTTTGTGTGCATGTAGGGCAAGTATCATGTGATTTAAGAAACTTCATCTCCTTAGATACCCTTTTCATCTCAGATTTTAAATCTGCTGTCTTAGATTTAAGGTCAGATAATATGTATTGATGTGATTCTGTATCAATCAGTTGCTTATCGAGTACACTGAGTTCATCTTTTCTTTGGGATTGATCCTGTTCAATACTCTCAATCAAGGCTTTATTTTGTACTACTTTATCTTCTTTCTCTTGCCTTCTAACACTGTTTACTTCTCTTAAGGATTTTATAAGTTTTTCCTGTGATTTTAACCTCTCTTCTGCTATAGATAGAAGGTTGCTACAATCTTTACTTTGTTGATATGCTACTTTGTATCGATCTTTTAAGATCGTATTCATGTGCGAGAAGATCTTGATGTCGAGTAGATCTTCGATAACTTCTCTCCTGTTAGGTGCGGTGAGTTGCATGAAGGGGACAAATGTGGATGAACCCAAGATGACGACTTGTGTGAAGGACTTGAAGTTGAGTTTGAGAATACTCTGTTCGAGATATTTCTGGGTATCCTTAGTCGCAGCGTCCTGATCAACCAACTTATTGTTTTTGTAAAGCTCGAAAATATTCGGTTTGATTGCTCTGAATACACGATACTCATCCCTCCCTATACTAAATGTGACTTGTACCTTAGTTCCTTTTTCATTTATACTATTTACCAGTTGACTCTTACTTATCTTTCTAAAAGGTTTATTAAATAAAGCAAAACACAGGGCATCTAACATAGTAGATTTACCTGCACCATTAGATCCGACAATAAGTGTCGCACCTGCATCATCAAGTTGGATGTCAGTCCATTGATCGCCAGTAGAAAGAAAATTCTTCCATGCGATCGTTTCAAATACAATCACTATTTTTTATCAGGGAATATTTTAGGGGGAGGGACAACTAGGTCGTTTGATTTTATTACCATATAACGATATCCATGAGATCCACATTGGACTTCAATCATTTCATCTTCTACTTCTTGTATGAGTAGTTCATGATCTGTATCATTAGCAATAAGCATGTCATGGTATCTTTGACAATCAGATTCCTCTTCAAAACATTGAACAGTTTTTTGATTATCTTTGTTTAGAACGGAATAGATACCGCCCGATTTTTTATCTGTTAATACGAACATTAAATTGCTGATGCCTCCATGTATAGAGATCTCATCACACTCTTCACATTATCTTTACTTACTTGTAGATCTATCTCATCTATGTAGGTATCGAGTAATGTTAAAGTGTCTTCAGTTTCTAATACATCAACACCAGTTCCTGCAATACTAAGATCTTCTACAATCTTAAGATCTGCAATGTTCATATCTTGCAAACGTTTAACTGCATAGTCAAACTTAGCATAGTCACCTTTATCTTCTACGATGAGTTTGACGAATGTTCCTTCGACATCTCTTTCGTTTGGGAGACTAACTCCATTATTATAATACAATTTAACAAAAACGTCAAAGGGATTCCTATAATGAGTAGTCTTAAGAGTAGTCGTATCAAAAACATGGAAGCCTCTTTTACATCCGAAGTCATTCCAGTAAAGTTGGTAGGGATTTCCAAGATAATAAATGTTGTCTTTATGTGATTTAGAATGATAGTGTCCTGTAAACACTTTCTTAAATTTTTTAAACACAGAATGATCCATACCACGTTCCATGACATGACCAGGATGTGCTTCAAAACCATTGAGTTCTAAATGACCCATACACACTGTGCTTTTGGATTGTTTGATTGCTCTAAATGTTTCCTCAAGATTATCATCACATATCCAAGGAAGACATAGAACATCAAGATCATCATATGTAATGTTGGTTGGTTCCTTAATTACATGAATGTTATGGTATTCACCTAGAAGTTCATCTGGTGCATTGACTCGTAATGTATTCTTATAATATATGTCATGATTACCTACAAGCATATCCATTCTGACACCCATTTCTCTTAGAGGGTCAAACCACATCTCTCTACATTCATCTAGTGAATTAAAATTTATAGACTTACGTTTATCAAACGTGTCACCTAAACAAAAGATATGTTCTATGTTATGTGCTTTTATAAAAGGTATGACAACTTTACCATAAAACTTTTTGTAGTGATTGATAAAGTGTTTGTTATCATTACGAACACCAAAGTGTTGATCAGTTATCAGCAATAATTTCATCGCTTTTGATTCATCTCCACTCTGTTCTTAATTTGATTATAGTCTGCACTTGCGTCTCCGTCAACACTAAAGACATGATCGTATCCAGATTTCTCTAGAATCTTATCTTTAATATCCATCTGACGTTTCTCCTTTGCTATACGTCTTAGAAATGCATAATACACTATCTGAGTAAAATATGCAAATGGATTTCTTGATTTAGTAGGATCAAAGTTATCAATGTATTGTATACAATTTTCTATACCATCACAAACCATATCATCCTTATACATGTAATTGATAAAGTTTGGTCTGTATGATAAGTGTGTTGCTATTTTTAAAAAGCACCCACCGATATAATTGTTGACGCGAGGTTTTGGGAGACCCTTCGCTTCGGCAATATCAACTTTTTCTTTGTACTTAATAATTGCCTCAAGAAATTTTTTGTTATCAACGTAGTGTTGTTTTTTCTTGGTGCTCGCTCGTGCAGCCATATATTTCCTCTTGGATACTTTATTATAGCAGGACTTGACAAACTTGTCAATTTGCTGTACACTAAACCGTGTAGAGGTTTCTGAATATATTATTTACCTTTATATATTTTTTCAAATAAAGTTCTTGCATTATCAATAGAACCCAAATACCCCAGATGTTTGTTGGGATCTTGTTCCATTTTTTCTCTTCTGCTATCAGGTGACTCGCCCTTCAGATATGATTCATACATGAATATACATTGTTTAGACATAGCAGATATTGTTAGTATATCTTTTTCTCTTATCACATAAAAATTTTCATCAGACAATTGCATCCACTTAGAAAAACCAATGCCTCGTGCCAATCTGTCTCCATCTAATTCTTTTTCCACCATCTGCACTGCTATTGGGTTTTGTATAAAACATAAAGTTTCATTACCCTCATTTGTTAACACAGCTTTACCTAACACTTCCTCACCACTTACGAGTTTTAGTACTCCGTAAAATTCTTCTTCGTGTTTGGCGTAACTAATCATCTTTGAGTTTAACATCTATGATCTCATAATCAAATTTTTCTTCATTATAAATTTTAACTCTTTCTAACAAGTGATTCAATGTGTAATTGTTTCCTTTGTCAGTGGATATGTCATCAGCAATATCATAAAGAGTTGCTTTTGATTTGTTGTCTCCTTTCCTAAGAACTCGTCCAATGCTTTGTAAATTACGAATACGAGATTTAGAAGGAGAAGCAAATATAACATTGTGTAGATTACGAATGTTTATACCTGTGCTGAATGTACCATAGGATGCAACGATAATAGAATTATCTGATTTCTCGGTCAACAATCGAATTTCTTCTCTGTCTTCCGTATCTACTCCTCCATGTACAAAATATACAGGTCTCTCTGTATCACTATTTATCATATTATATAAAGGCAGACCATGTTTTTCTACGTAGTTAAATAGAATTAGTGTATTACCTTTGAGATCTTTTGCTAGGTTTTTGATAAATTTATTTCTAGGTTCATGC